CCGGTCGTCCAGGATATGACGGTGAACGGCATCACGAAGCCGACTGTCATTCGTACCGCGTACTTTAACGGGACGATGACGGCCGACAATACGTCGACTGCCAACGAGCGCCAAGAACTTCTCGAGCTGGCGATCTCCCTTCAGGGGGGATCGAATAGTCTCGCGGTGTTCAAGGATCTCGAGTACTTCACGTGAGGAAAGAAGCGGTTCCGAAACGGAGTCGCCCTCGCAAGAAGACTATCACCTGGGTTGCCGGAGTGGTATCCACCGTGTCGGGGCTTGCCCCGTACATTGCGGACATCATTAAGGCATTCCGTAAGCCGTAGGACAATCCCGTCCGCGGCCAGCCATATCTGGAGTTTACTCTATGGCACATCGTCCTAAGAAGGGCTTGCCCTTCCCAATGGATTTACCGTCAGACTTAACATCTCAACTTGTCACCAAACTGATGTCCTTGAGCGATGACCCAAAAGGTCGTTACTTAAAGGCCCAGCTAATGACTAAATTCGTGTCGAAGGACACGGACCCCGCTCCTCTCCGGAGACAGCGTGCCATTGAGAAATGGTTAGCTATCGAAGTGAAGAACGAGGAGACCAATGAACGGATAATTAATACGCATGAGGATTACCAAATTCTTCCTCATGTTCCGTTTAAGGTCTTTGTTGAGTGGTGTCGTCGCTTTGTCGTCGAGATCATTGGAGAGATTCCTCCCGAGAGCACTTTAATCGGTGCCTTCAGTGGGGGTGCTTCAACGAGTCGAAAACGTACAGAGAGCCACCCAGCTCGAAAGTACGCCGGTATAAGCCACGTAACCCCGCGATGTCATTCCTGGTGGGAGTCTGCAAAGACTCTTATGCCGGGTTGGCATACCGTAGAGAATCCTTACTTTGGACCCTTTAAACCGGTTCAGAATTGGATCATCGATGGTGTTTTCCGTCCTGCTAAGCATGGCCCATTCAATTGGGTGCCCAACAGGGTGGAAGCCGCAACCTTTCCTTTAGTGATAGAGGAAGTTAAAGGTAACGTGCTGTTCACTGTTCCCAAGAAATCTGATATTGATAGGGTTGCCTGTAAGGAACCCGATCTCAATATGTTCATTCAAAAGGGAGTGGGCACGTTTCTTCGACATCGCCTACGTAGATTTGGTATTGACTTAAATGATCAGTCTCGTAATAGAGGTCTGGCTCATCTCGGGTCGGTAACCAATGAACTTGCAACTCTGGACTTATCCAGTGCAAGTGATTCAGTTACATCGGAGTTGGTTAATCTCC